TTACGTAAACGGTCAAGGCGGACACTTCCGGCGGCGTGATCCAGAATTTCAAACCCGAACCAGCGGTCAACAGGCTCTTCGGAAGAAAAAGACAGTTCGACTGTCCTTTCCTCGTCATTCACCGCCTCACGGTCCAGCCCGAATTCCCGGAATAGCGGCTTGGACTCAATCGTCCTTGTCGCTGCCTTCTTCTTCGACACTTTTTTTCTCCTCTTTCTGAGGGTTTGCGGTTGCCAGAGTTACGCCTTTTTCTTTGGCGTAGCCCTGCGCCTCTGCCATTTCGTCGACCATTTCAAAAAAATCCCGACCGCGTTCCGTGCAAAGCTGCTGATACGAGGCCGTCAGCCCCAAATCTTCTTTTTTTGCTTTGGTATCTTTGGACGGATCAACCCATTCCCACCGGCGAGGCTGCCAGTGAGGCGCATTGAACTTGTTAAATTTCGAAAAGGGCAACCGGACCGTGCCGGTCAAAAGTGCCATCCTTAACCAGCAAGGAAAGACCTCATCGTGCAATCCCTCTATGAGCCAATATTGCAAGGCCTTGTAAAAATCACGGTCCTCAATGGTGAAATGGCGGAGACTGGAAAAATTGACGCCCGTGGCATCGGAGGTCAGGGTATTGTAGGACGGCCCCAAACCGGCGGAAACGCCATGTTGAATACTTTTGCAAAAATCCTTGAATGCCGAAGTGGGGTGCTGCGGATCAAAGCCTTCAAATCTCACACCGGAGGGAAGTCTTTCGAACTGGCCGGGGGAAACCTCACTGATGAGATTGCCGTTGCTGTCCTTATCATCCCCTTCATATTCCTGCCCTTCTTCCTCAATAAAAAAGCCCATTTTTGACGCGCCTGTCCTCGCGGCCACTAGTTCGGCCTCCTCATAGCCGGCAAGCATCCGCATCCGTTGCGCCGAAGTAAGCAACCACGGCACGCCGCGGGTCTGCCCCACGCGCTCAATAAGGTAGAGGTGAATAATTTCCTCGGCGGGAATGCGCTCATGCCGTTGCCCAACGGCATAATAATAGTCGCCGGGATGTTTTGTCAGGACATAATAGGCAACGGGACGCCCCCAAGAGTCGATTTCGACCCCCATGCGGATTTCATTGCCGTTACGGGATGTTCCGTTTAGCTCGTCGTCCACCATATCCGCCTCAAGCGGCTGGAGTGCAAACCCATATTTATTAGGGAAATTTTCGACTTTACGGAAAAAGATTTCACCATCGCGAGCAACCGAGGTAGTCGCTAGTGTCTGCATACTGAGCCACGACAGCAGGCCATTGGTCGAGGCGTTGCCACGCTTGCCCCAATCCTTGTGAGCGGCTTCAATTTCCTCGTTTGCTACCCGGTCCGGTTCGCCGTCAGCGTCTTTGGCCTTGTTTTGGAGTCCTACGCCATGGGGACCGACCACATTGATAGCCAAAAGTCTCAAGAATTTCTTTGCATAAGGGTCATTGGCGCACAAGTTTCTGGAAAGGCCACGCGCCTTTTTCAGCTTGCCTTTAATGGTCATATCCGCGCTTTCAACCGGGGCGAGGAAATCACTATTTAGACGGTTCGGCTTCAAAATGTCATAGGCGCGTTTTCCCGTCCTGCTTTGTTTGGCCTGCCGTTTGACAGGGCGGACAGAAAACGAACGCAACGGGCCGGAACGCCGGAACGCCGAGTGTTTACGGCGACTTGGTTCTTTTTTCTCAAAAAAACCGAACATTAAAACCTCACATGGATTTTAGTTCCGGGGCGTTGCCCCGCCCGGACCTTCTCGGCTCGCTTTGCGGCGCGAAGTTCGCTCCTGTATCTATCCCTAAGTACAAGCAAATCCGGTAAAGGAGTCCGAGAAAGACTACGGCCTTTGATTGTGTAGGACTCCTGATCTTTGGTGGCTCTCTTTTCGATCACTGCCTCAATGGCATGGAGCACTTTTTCGGCGTGAGTCCGGCTGTCAAGAGTCTCGGCAGTGGCAAAATTGGGTAAAATGTCGACCATACCGGTGCCTACCGTGTGCCGCTCTCCCGCTTTTTCTGCATACGCCTGATAGCGATACCGACCGGGCGACCAACTCGACGTTGTGACGGACGGTGCTACAACAGCATGATCATCGCCATCAGCAGACGCCGATAACTCGATCTTTGCGGAGCCATTGACCAAAACGAATTTCAACGTCCATCCATCCGATGCAGGACAGCCCGAAAGCGTTTCAATCCATTTGATGGAGTCACCCGCTGTTATCTCTTTTGCTATGTTCATCATCACCATCCGTTTACAAATCCGTTGTTCTTGGCCGCTCCCATGCTTCGGCGGCGCACACTCTTTTTGACTGCCGCCTCTTCCGTTTCTGGCGGCGTTTCTTCTCTCTGCTTCTGTATTTTTTCCAATATTTTCTTCATATTCGGGTTAATTAATGCATAGGCTGCCAAGTTGTAGACCCGACAGTCCAATGCCTCAACCCGTCTGCTTTCACTCTTTTTCACCCAACGCCGCTGGGGAACGCCCTTGACATATTTCGTGACCCTTTTTTCCCCTGTGAGCTGTTTAAAAAATTCCTCGTCGTACTCTTCCGGGAAATGGCAATAACCAGGGCCAGGTTCGTCCACTTTTAACCGGGCGTGTATGGTGTCCTTTGCCGTATCAACCCCCAACATCACAGGTTTCCCGCGTAGACTCCGCTTTTTGTCCATCGGATTGGCGATAGGGTTGCCGTATGTGCTTGCGCCCTTAATCGCCCACACGTTGCGGCGGTAACGGCGTTTGCAAAAATTATATGTTTCGTCGGTGAAATGACCGCCCGAATCCACGCAAGTGGCCTTGACCCGCATGGCTCGACCGGACTCATGCCGAAAAACCTCCAACAACTTGGCGTCAAGCTCATCCCAAACTGCCTGTCTGGACGGGTCGCCATAAAAAATATCGTAGCCCATGGACCAACTTTCGCCCTCAAGCCCCCAAGCAAGCACTTCCACTTCAATTCGGTCGTCCTGAACGTCGGCTCCTGCGGTTAACAGCCCTGCTTCGAAAGGCACTTCCGGCCCGTAGCCTTCACGGCGGTTAAGCAACTCGTCATGCTTCGCACTTTCGCCCTGCTCTTCCCACGTTTCACCGAGGACCGTGTTTACAAAAACCTGCAACGTTTCCGGGTTATTCTTCACCTCAAGAAATTCGGCAGCGAGCCGTCCCCATGAAGCATTCGGAAAGACCGAATAAGCCGCCCAAATATGAAACCCGGCGTGGCCCCTGAACGGACGAGTAGCTCGCCATTCTCCGGCCTCAAGCATTTCAGACTTGTCTTTTTCCTCGATCACCGCCCCGCAATGCTGACAAATAAAATGGGCGGTTTCGGGGTAATGCTCGACTACCTCACCATTTTCATCGAACGTCTTATCCCAGGCGAAATTGGCCCACATAAGCCGCTGCTTATGGTTACAATGCGGACAGGGGACAAAATAATAACGCTTGTCCGACTTTTCGAACTCCCGTTCGATGCGGCTGAATCCCTTGATTGTCGGCGTGGAGCCAACAACTATTTTACGGTTACTGTACGTCTCGGTACGCTTGATGCCGAGCTTGATTTGATCACCCTCGGAACCAGCACCGCCAACGGGATACCCGTCAATTTCGTCAAAAAGGGCTATGCGCTTAGTCAGTCTGCGAAAGCCTGTAGGGCTGTTCGCGCCTACTAATGTCAAAGAGCCGCCGGGGTACTTCTTTTTAAGGATCGTGTTATCCGAATCCTTTGCCCTTGGGTCGGCCACCAGCCCCCGAAGAACTGGTGTGTCCCGTAACATGGGCGCAATTTCTGTCTTGGAGTAATCTCTGGCGTCGTCAAGCGTTGGCTGAACACACAGGATAGGCGAAGGATCGTGGTGTATGTAGTAGCCTATGGCGTGATCAATGATTTTGGTATAGCCAACACGGGCCGACTTCATGTAAGTGGCTCGCTCAACATCCTCATCCGTGATCGCGTCAAGCATTCCCCGTTGATATGGTATCGTGTGCCATTTTCCGGGTTCCGCCGAATTCTCTGCCGATAAATAGGCAAACTCCTCTGTCCATTCATTTAAAGTGAGTTCGGTTGGAAGTGCGACCATCGAAAGAGCACTACTTATCACCTCCTCTAGGTTTTCCACATAGGGTAGCTGCATCATGTGTACTCAACTCCTCCAGAGCCTCCCGGATGTATTCCGAAATAAGCTTCTTACATTCTTTGGGGTCGGTCATGGTTGCAACTTTGTGGGCAACCTTGTCGGGCAAGACGGCCATGCGGGACCGAAAAATTGACAAGATGTTTGCCAGAGCCAACATGACCCCTTCCGCTTCGACCAGTTCGCCTCGCCTCTCTGCTAGTTCCACCTCTTTCAACTTCCGGTTAATCTCTGCCAACTTGGTCCGTTCAGCGGTCAAGCTGTCGGTTTCCGTTTCGCCCTTTGGGTGTACGCCCGGTGAACGGGGATGTTCACCTTCGCCGCCTCCCATCAAAAAACGGGCTTGATCCAAATCAACCTGCTTTTTAGAGTTGGTCCTTAACCCCTTTTTTTTTATTAATTTTTGCACATACCCCGGCGAACAACCCAACTC